GAAACAAAACAACTAGAAAAATTAATAGAAGGGTTAAAAACAAATTACAAAACCATATTCAATACAGCAGAAGGCAAACGAGTCTTAGCTGATCTTGAGAAAAGATGTCATTATCATTCTACCACTAATGTAAAAGGTGATAGCCATGAGAGTGCATACATGGAAGGACAACGCAGCGTTCTTCTATTTATTAAATCAATGCTGCAAAACGAAAATGAAAAAGGAAAATAATCATGTCAAGCGAACAGACAACACAGGAAACTGTGCCTGTAGAAAAGACAGAAACATCTACAGAAACAGTAACACCAAAGACAGAACCAACTACTGAAACAAAACCAGAAGTTACAACAACAACAACTACAACAACATCATCTTGGAAAGAATCTATAAGCGAACAATATAGAAACGATCCTAACATTGAAAAGTTTACAGAGATAGATGCGTTAGCAAAATCTTATATCAATGCAACAAAGATGATTGGTCAAGATAAAGTTGTTATACCTACAAACAATTCTACAGAAGAAGCGTGGAATGAAGTTTATGATAAACTTGGTAGACCAGAAAATGCAGACAAGTATCAACTTGATGCAAAATCTGAAACTGTTAATTTAGATGATAATGCAATAAAACAATTTGCAGAACAATCACATAAGTTAGGTTTAAATAATAAACAAGCTCAAGGT